TTGAACGACGACGAGGCCTATAACCGCTATTTCGACTGGTCGCGCTGGGCATATGACGCCCAAAAGGAGCCGCCGGGAGACTGGACCACCTGGCTGTTCATGGGTGGGCGCGGCGCCGGCAAGACAAGGGCCGGGGCAGAATGGGTGCGGAGCCTGGTTGCCCGCAAGATTTCACCGATTGCCCTGGTCGGCGAGACCATGACGGAAGCCATGGCGGTGATGGTACGCGGGCAAAGCGGCCTGCTCACCGTCTGCCGCGACGACGAGACGCCGACTATTCGGGGCGCAAGGCTTATCTGGCCCAACAAGGTGGAGGCCACGCTTTTGTCCGCGTCCGACCCCGACAGCTTTCGCGGGCCGCAATTTGCGGCAGCCTGGTGCGACGAGGTGGGCAAATGGCCGAATGCCGAAGCGGCCTGGGACCAGCTACAATTCGGCCTGCGCCTCGGTGACAGACCGCGCCAGCTGGCAACGACGACGCCACGACCTACGGCCTTGCTCAAGCGGCTGCTCGACGACCCGGCCACGGTGATGAGCCGGATGCGGACCGCGGACAATCACGCCCATCTGGCGCCCGATTTCATGGGGCAGGTGGTGGCGCGCTACCAGGGCACGGTGCTGGGGCGGCAGGAACTCGATGGTGAACTGATCGAGGACCTGCCCGGTGCGCTGTGGCAGCGGGGCATGTTCCGGGCCTTTGCGGGCGGGGACATTGGGCGGATCGTGGTGGCGGTGGACCCGCCGGTGACGGGCAATGCCAGTTCGGATGCCTGCGGCATCGTCGTGGCGGGAAGGGTGGGCGACGGGGTGGCGGTGCTTGAGGATTGCACGCTGAAACAGGTGCGGCCGCTTGACTGGGCGCGGCGGGCCGTGGCGGCCTATGTGGCGCATGATGCCGATGCCATCGTGGTGGAGGTGAACCAGGGCGGCGACATGGTGCCGGCGGTGATCGCGCAGGTGGATGCCAATGTGCCGGTGCGGGCGGTGCGGGCCAGCCGCGGCAAATGGAGCCGCGCCGAGCCGGTGGCGGCGCTCTATGCCCGCGGGCTGGTGAGCCATGCCGCGGGGCTGACCGAGCTGGAAGACGAGATGTGCAGCTTCGCCGTTGATGGATTGAGCGATGGCCACTCGCCGGACCGCGTGGATGCGCTGGTCTGGGCGGTGACGGAATTGCTGTTGAACGAGACACGGCCGCAGGTGCGGGGGCTTTAGGTGATGGGCCCCGAGATCGCCCCAACCACCGTGTCACCCCGGCCTTGAGCCGGGGTCCATCCTGAGGTGCCCGAACACCTTGCGGTTGTGGAACGATCTCGAGATGGGCCCCGGCTCAAGGCCGGGGTGACATCGCGGGTGGGGCCACGCCGGCGAATGCGACAGGTTTAAGGATCAAAACAATGCCGAACTGGATCAGCCGCCTGCTGGGCGGGCAGACGAACACGCCTGATGAACGGAAGTCGTTCGGCGGGCATACGCTGCTGAGCCTCAACCAGCTCGGGGCGGCCAACTGGAGCAATCGGGGCTTTGCCAGCCTCGTGAACCAGGGATTCGCGAAAAATCCGGTGGTCTATCGCTGTGTGCGGCTGATCGCCGAGGCGGCCAATCGGGTACCGTTGGTAGTGAGCGAGGGCGGGCAAAGGGTAGATGAGCATCCACTGGCGACCCTGCTGGCGCGGCCCAATGGGCGGCAATCGGGCGGGGAAATGCTCGAAGCGGTCTATGCCTATCTGCAGACGGCCGGCAATGCCTATCTGCAGGCGGGGGCGGTCGATGGCGAGGTGAAGGGGCTGTTCTGCCTCAGGCCGGACCGCATGAAGGTGGTGGCCGGGGTCGATGGCTGGCCGCAAGCCTATGACTATACGGCCGGCGGGCGGACCATGCGGCTGCGGCAGGATGGGGGGCCGGTGCCTGCGGTGCTGCATATGGCCTTGTTCCATCCGATGGACGACCATTATGGCATGGCGCCGCTGGAGGCGGCGCAGACCAGCCTCGACATCCACAATGCGGCCGGCACCTGGAACAAGGCCCTGCTGGACAATGCGGCGCGGCCCTCGGGCGCGCTGGTCTATTCGGCGGGCGGGCAGAGCCTGCGGGCCGACCAGTTCGAGCGGCTCAAGGAGGAGCTGGAAGCCAATTTCTCCGGCGCCGGTAATGCCGGGCGGCCGATGCTGCTGGAGGGCGGGCTGGACTGGAAGACGATCGCGCTCAGTCCGCGCGACATGGATTTCATCGAGGCCAAGCACGCCGCGGCGCGCGACATTGCGCTGGCCTTCGGCGTGCCGCCCATGCTGCTCGGCATTCCGGGCGACAATACCTATGCCAACCTGGCCGAAGCCAATCGCGCCCTGTGGCGGCAGACGCTGATCCCGCTGGTGGTGCGCGTGGCGGATGAATTGAGCAACTGGCTGTCGCCGGCCTTCGGCGGGGCGGTGGTGACGCCGGATTTCGACGGCGTGGAGGCGCTGGCCGAGGACCGGGCGGCGCTGTGGAGCCGGGTGGGCGGCGCGGATTTTCTGAGTGATGCGGAGAAGCGGGCGATGTTGGGGATCGGGGCCGGGGAGCGGGGATGATGTGGCCGGAGCCAATGTCGCTCGAATTGCGGGCCGCAGTTGCGGACTTGCGGCTTCACATCGCGCAGAGGCGGTTCGAGCGCGCGCTTGATGATCTGGTGCGCAAGTACCGGCCGGACCAGCCCCGCGCGCCCAAGGGCACGTCGGAGGGTGGGCAGTGGGTTGATGGCTCAACCAATTCAAGCCAAGCTCAAGCTCAAGCTCAGCCAAAACGGCTTGTCGCAGATTTAGCGGCTCGTCTGGAAAGTCTGGGTGGTGGTGCGCCTATACTTCGACCCAGCCCGAAAGGCGCGACGCAATTCATCTTTCCTAATGGCATGATATTGCGTTTCGATCTGTTGCCGGGACAGTATCTCGGCGGGCAAAGTCCCCACATAAATCTCCACTATGGTGGCTTCAACTATCATATTATCCTCAAATAACTAGGCCAACAGGTTCGCTATGCCGTATGATTTCAACCGCTTTGAACGCTCGGCCAGCCAGCTCAAGACGCTCCGGCGTTGGCAGGATGCGTTGGAGGTTTACCTGTTCATGGCCGATGGCGATCCGTCGCTGGATGCCGGATATCTTGGGATGCGCATCGCCGAATGCTACGAAGCGATGGGGCGCATACGCGAGGCCAAATATTGGCATGGGCGCGCGGTGGAGGAAAATCCTGGCATTTGGACCGCCAGTGAAAACGCGCTGCGTCTGATTGGCGATCTGCCGATCGAGCACTTGCTGATCGCGGATTGATCGTTACGCGCCTGACAGCGCGAGGCGTTCGAGCGAGGCTTTGGCCGGCCATCTCGTGCGCGGTTTGTCGCCGGAGGAACGGCGTGAACTGGCGGAGTTTCTGGATTGGATTCTCACTCAGCCCGACGCCAATCTCCGCTTGAAGAAGATTTGGAACCAATCGCCATCGGATTTTCGCACCAGGCGGGCTGGAGGATTGTCGGAGCTTTTCGCGATGGTCCGAGGCAAGCTTTAGGCTAGGCCGGAACATTCTGGAATATTCCCAGCCCCCTCACGGGGGCTTTTTCTTTGCCCGGAGGAACCATGGACGACCTCACCAAAACCGTCATCGAGCGGGGTGACCTGGCGCATCTGGCGCTGTTCCTGTGGGCGAGCGGCGCCAGTGCGCTTCTCGTGTGGAGCCTGCGCGAGATGGCGAAGGTGAATCAACACTTCAACGACTTCGTGCAGGAGATCGCAAGTTTGAATCGGCTTTTCAGGAAGGATGACTAAGCCCATGGCCAACAAGCAGAATCGGGAGAATGCGCAGCAGACCTTCCGGCAATTTGCCTGGAACCTGGCGGGAACGCTGGCCGGCGCCAAGGGGGCGCAGCGGCCGGCGGCGGGCAAGCCGGGCAAGCGCTGATGCAGAAACTTTCCGAGTCCATTCCCATCGACGCCGAAGGACGGTTTTCGGGCTATGCCAGCATTTTCAACCGGCTCGACAGTGGCGGCGACATCGTCATGCCGGGGGCGTTCGCAAAGAGCCTGGCGCGGCGGCGCGACCGGATCAGGCTGCTGTTCCAGCATGACCCCAAGGAGCCGGTCGGTATCTGGGAGGCCATTGGCGAAGATGCCAATGGCCTTTTTGTTGCCGGGCGCCTCGTGCCGGGCGTGGAACGGGCCGATGCGCTGCGCCGGCTGATCGAGAACGGGGCGCTGGATGGCCTGTCCATCGGCTTTCGCACGGTGCGGGCGACCCGCGAAAGCGGGCACCGCAAGCTGTGGGCGATCGACCTGTTCGAAATCTCGATCGTGACTTTTCCGATGATGGAGGACGCGCGGATTGCGCCCTCTGGATATTCGACCGGCGCCGCCATCGTGGCCGCCACCAACACTATCCGCAACCGATAAGGACAGATGCATGGACATGACCAGTGACGGCCTTGAAACCAAGGCCGGCGCAGGGAGCGACGTTGGCGCGCTCTTTGCCGAATTTTCGCGTGCCTTCGAGGAATTCAAGGCCAGCAACGACGAGCGCATCAAGCAGATCGAGAAGCGCGGTTCGGCCGATGGGCTGATCGAGGGCAAGATCGAGCGGCTCAACGCCGTGCTCGACGGGCAGAAGGCGGCGATGGACCGCGTGCTGGTGGAGCGCGCCCGCCCGCTGCTGGACGGCAAGGCGGCGCAGGCCGATGGCGAATACAAGGAAGCCTTTTCCGCCTATGTGAAGCGCGGCGAGGAGAAGGCGCTCTCCATCGGCGTCAATGCCGATGGCGGCTATGTGGTGCCGGGAGAGACCGAGACTGAGATCACCAGGCTGATGACGGCGGTATCGCCGATCCGCGCCATTGCGGGCGTGCGGCAGGTGTCGGGCTCGGTCTATAAGCGGCCGATCTCGGTGACCGGCCCGGCCACCGGCTGGGTGGGGGAGACGGCTTCGCGCCCGACCACCAACAGCCAGACGCTGGCCGAGCTGAGCTATCCGACCACTGAACTCTACGCCATGCCGGCGGCCACCTCGGCCTTTCTCGACGATGCGGCGGTGGATGTGGGCCAGTGGATCGCCGACGAGGTCAATGCGGCCTTCGCGGCGCAGGAAACCACGGCTTTCGTGACCGGCAACGGCACCAACAAGCCGACCGGGTTCCTGGCGGCGACCACGGTGGCCGAAGGGAGCTGGGAATGGGGCAAGCTGGGCTATGTCGCCACCGGCGCGGCCGGCGCCCTGCCGGTCAGCAATGCCAGCGACGTGCTGATCGACCTGGTCTATGCGCTCAAGGCCGGCTACCGCCAGAATGCGAGCTGGGTGATGAACCGCAAGGTGCAGGGCACGCTGCGCAAGCTCAAGGATGCCGATGGCAACTATCTGTGGCAGCCGGCGCTGACGGCGGATGGCAAGGCCCGGTTCATGGGCTTCGACCTGGTCGAGGCCGAGGACATGCCGAATATTGCGGCCAATTCGCTGTCGATGGCCTTTGGCGATTTCCGCCGGGGCTACCTGATCGTGGATCGCCAGGGCGTGAGCGTGCTGCGCGACCCGTTCAGCAGCAAGCCCTATGTGCTGTTCTATACGACGAAAAGGGTCGGCGGTGGGATCGCGGATTACGACGCGATCAAGCTGCTGAAGTTCGCCGCTTCGTAGGAGCCGTGATCCTGGCCAGCTAGAGCGGAGCGCCTGCGCTCCGGTGCTCACGTACCTAGAGTACGCTCCGCTCCGCTCCGGTGCTCCACTCTATCTGACTCAGGCTGACGGATCCTACTTCGCGGCGTGCCCTCCACCCACGCGCCGTCACATCGCCCCACCTCGCGGCTGTGGGGCGATCTCGGGATGGATCCCGGCTCAAGGCCGGGATGACATCGGGGGTGCGGTAGCAACGGCAGCCACCAACAACCAGAAAGCAAAACAATGACTTCCTACCTTCTCGCGGGGCCCGCGGAGGAGCCGGTTTCGCTTGTCGAGGCCAAGGCTTTTCTCAAGGTGGACGACACGGCCGAGGACGGGCTGATTACCACCCTGATCGGGGCGGCGCGGCTGCATGTCGAGGGTGTGACGGCGCGGGCGCTGCTGGCGCAGAGCTGGCGCGTGGTGCTCGACGGCTGGCCGGTGGACCGGCAGGTGAAATTGCCGGTGACGCCGTTCATGGCGGTGACGGAAATCACCGCCCATGACGCGGACGGGGCGGCGCATGACGTGCCGCTGGCGCAGTTTTTGAGCGAGCCGGACCGGTTGTTGTTGCCGGCGGACGTGGCCGGGATGCCGGGTTTGCGGGAGCGGCAGGGCATCGAGATCGACTATGTCGCCGGGTTCGGGACCGAGCCGGAAGACGTGCCGGCCGACCTGCGCCAGGGGCTGCTCATGCTGATCGGCTATTGGTTCGAGCATCGCGACGCGGTGATCGTGGCCGGATCGGGCGCGGTGGTGCCTTCGGGCTTCGAGCGCCTGGTGGGCGGCTACAAGCGGGTGCGGCTGTGAGCGAGCGGGTGCCGCCGATCGGCACGATGACCGACCGCGTACAGCTCAAGCGCCGGGAAATGACCGGCGAGGCCGAAGGCGGGCATGTCGCGCTCTTCGTGCCGGTGACGAGCCTGTGGGCGCGGGTGCGTTCGCTGACCGGGCGGCAGGGCACCAGCGCCGATGGGCGGGCGGTGGAAATCTCGCATTCGGTCGTGGTGCGGTTTCGCAATGATGTGAAGCCGGGCGACCGCATCATCTATCGCGGACGAAACCTGGATGTGGTGAGCGCCGCCGATCTCAATGGGCGGCGGGCCTATCTGAGCTGCGCCTGCAGCGAAACCAGTTTCACGGGGTAGGGCGGTGCATCCGATCAGTGAATTGCAGGGGGCGCTGGTGACGGCGCTCAAGGGGGACGCGGCTTTGGTGGCGATCGTGGGCGCCGATGGCGTGTTCGATGCCGCGCCCAACGGCCGGCCAGCACCCTATGTGGTGATCGCCCGGCACGACATGATTCAGCGCGATGGCGATGCCGCGCCAGGCCAGGAACACCGGCTGCTGCTGCATTGCTGGGGCGACCAGCCCAGCCGCAAGCGGGCGCTGGATATGGCCGAGCGTGTGGTGATGGTGGCGACGGCGTTGGTGGCGGCCGACATCGTGGTGACGCATCGCCAGCATCTGCGGACGGAGACGGTGATCGACAGGAATACCGGGCTGGCGCGGGCGGCGGTGGCGCTGCGGTTTTTCAGCGAGACTTCTTAGCCCCTCCCCCTTGAGGGGAGGGGTTGGGGTGGGGGTGTCGGACGTCCCGCAACCCAGTGTCCCGCGGATAGATCGACACCCCCGCCCTGCTCGATTCAACGGACTTAGCTGACGCAAAGCCCTATCTCGCTTCCCTCCCCTCAAGGGGAGGGTGGTCTCCACTCATGGGCCTGTTCGGTGCCCAACTTGAAAGGCGAAACACATGGCCGCTCAGAGCGGAAAGAATATGCTGCTCAAGCTCGACCAGACCGGGTCGGGGAGCTTTCTCACCGTGGCGGGTCTGCGCACGCGGGCATTGGCGTTCAACGCCGCGACGGTGGACACGACCGACCAGGAAAGCGCCGGGCGCTGGCGGGAATTGCTGGCGGGCGGTGGGGTGAAGCGCGCCTCGGTGAGTGGGGCAGGCGTTTTCAAGGACACCTCGTCGGACGCGCAGGTGCGCTCGCTGTTCTTTGCCGGAACCATCCGCAACTGGCAGCTCATTATTCCCGATTTCGGGACGGTGGCGGGGCCGTTCCAGATCGTGGCGCTGGAATTCGCGGCGGACCATGCCGGGGAAGTGACGTTCGACCTGGCGTTGGAAAGCGCCGGGGAAATGACGTTCACGGCGATCTAGGAGAAACACATGGCCATCACCCAACGCGGGGAAATCGAAGCAATCATCGGCGGCGAGGCGCGGGTGCTCTGCCTGACGCTGGGGGCGCTGGCCGAGCTGGAGGCGCGGCTGCAGGCGGGCGATCTGGTGGGGCTGGCCGAGCGGTTTTCCAGCGGCCGGGTTTCGGCGCGGGATTTGACGGCGATCCTGGGGGCAGGTTTGCGCGGCGGCGGCAATGCGGTGAGCGACGACGACCTGGCGCGGCTGAGCATTGAGGGCGGGCTCAAGGGCGCGGCCGAGATTGCCGCGCGGCTGCTCCGGGCGACGTTTGGAGAGGCGGCATGACGCCGTTTCCCTGGGCGGCGGCGATGGCGTTTGGGCTGGGCGTGCTGCGGCTGCCGCCAAAGGAATTCTGGCGCATGACGCCGCGCGAACTGGCGGCAGCCTGGGGGGCGGTGATGGGGGACCGGAGCGGGCCATTGGGCCGCGACGACCTCAATGGATTGATGGAGCGTTTTCCTGATGGACGATGAGCTTTTTCCCGACGGCTTTCGCGACGAGCTGGACAGCGTGTCGGTTGAGCTGGAACGCATCGAACACCTGGCCGACGGCGTGGCGCGCTCGATCAGCGCCGGGTTCCGCGGGGCGCTGCTGGAGGGCAAGTCGCTCAAATCGGTACTGGGCGATATTGCGCGCGGCTTCGCCGATATCGCGCTCAAGGCCGCATTCAAGCCGCTGGGCGACCTGGTGGGCGGGCTGGTGGGGAATCTGTTTGCCGGAAGCAATCCGGCGCTCGGCACGGTGACACCATTCGCCAAGGGCGGGGTGATCGCAACGCCGAGCTACTTTCCGCTGGGGACGGGGCATGGCCTGGCGGGGGAAGCGGGGCCGGAGGCGATCATGCCTCTGGCCCGCGGCCCCGACGGTCGGCTGGGCGTGGCAGGCGGCGGCGGGGCGGTGCAGGTGACGTTCAACGTGACGGCGAGCGACGCGCGGAGCTTTGCGGCGAGCGAAGCGGAGATCAGCGCGATGCTGTTAAGGGCGGTGAAGCGCGGGACGCGCAGCGCTTGACATTCAGGTGATGCCGGCCTGCAAGCGGCAGGCTTCTGCGCTTCCGGTGCTCACGTACCCAAAAGTACGCTGCGCTCCGGTTCTCGAAGCCTGCCCCTTTCGACTCGGCCTGACCTGAATCTCCGCGCGCTTCAGTGCCAAAACGAGAGAGTAGAAAGATGGCTTTTCATCCAGTTCGCTTCCCCCTCGACGTCGCTCTCGGCGCGCGCGGCGGCCCGGAGCGCAGGACCGATGTGGTCACATTGGCGTCCGGCCGCGAGCAGCGCAATGGGCGGTGGCAGCATTCGCGGCGACGGTACAATGCCGGCTATGGCGTGAAGTCGCGGGCCGATATGCAGGCGGTGCTGGCGTTTTTCGAGGAGAGGCGCGGGCGGCTGCATGGGTTTTTGTGGCGCGACGGGCTGGATTTTTCCAGCGGTGGCGCGGTGCCTGATGCGCTGGACCAGGTGATTGGCGCCGGGGACGGCAGCAGGACCGCGTTTCAGCTGAGCAAGCGCTATGGCGCGGCGTTCGACCCCTATCTGCGGCCGATCACAAGGCCGGTTTCGGGGAGCGTGAAGGTGGCGGTGGCGGGGGTGGAACTGGGGAGCGGCTGGGCGGTGGATGTGACGACGGGCGTCGTGACGTTTGCGGCGGCGCCAGATGATGGGGCCGAGGTAACGGCGGGGTTTCTGTTCGATGTGCCTGTTCGATTCGATACCGATCGGCTGGATGTGGAACTGACCAGCTTCGACGGGGCCGAGGCGCCTGCCATTCCGCTGGTGGAGATATTGCCATGAGGACACTGGATATCGGGCTCGCGGCGCATCTAGCGCAAAGCGAGACGACGCTGGCCACCTGCTGGAAGCTGGTGCGGAGGGATGGCGTGGTGCTGGGCTTCACCGACCATGATCGTGTGCTGAGCTTCGGCGGCGTGGATTTCGTGCCGGCGCATGGCCTCGATGGCGGCGAGGTGCCGGCGCGGCTGGGGGCGCAGGTGGAGACATCGGAGGTGCTGGGCGTGCTCCATGCCGAGGCGATCAGCGAGGACGACATCCTGCTCGGGCGCTACGACGGGGCCGACGTGGAGACTTGGCGGGTCAACTGGGTCGATGTGAGCCAGCGGGTGAAACTGCGCAGCGATGCGATTGGCGAAATCATCCGTGAAGACAATGTGTTCCGGGCGGAACTGCGCTCGGCGCAGCAGGGGCTGAATGCGACACGCGGGCGGCTTTACCAGGGGCTGTGCGACGCCGTGGTGGGCGATGCCCGATGCGGTGTGGGCCTGGCGGGCACGGCCTATCGGGGCTTTGCCACGGTGACGGCGATGGACGACGACCATCGTGTCGTGGTGGCGGGGCTGGGTGGGTTCGAGGAGGGCTGGTTCGGTTTCGGCAGCGCGGAGTGGACCGATGGGCAGCGGAGCGGGCTGCGCGACGGGGTGGTGAGCCATCAGCGCGGCATGGGTGGCGATGTGCTGGGGTTCGGCGTGGCGGTGGGCCAGCGGGTGGCGGTGGGCGATACGCTCGAAGTGACGGCCGGGTGCGACCGGCGGTTTGCCAGCTGCCGGGACAAGTTCGCCAATGCGGTCAATTTCCGCGGCTTTCCGCATATTCCGGGCAGCGATTTCGTGCTGCGCCATCCGCGCAATGGTGATGCGCTGGATGGGCGGGCGGTGGTGAAATGAGCGCCGAAATCGTGGCGGCGGCGCGGGAATTTCTCGATACGCCCTATCGGCACCAGGCGTCGCTGGCTGGGGCGGGGTGCGATTGCCTGGGGTTGCTGCGCGGCGTGTGGCGGGCGCTTTATGGCGCCGAGCCGATGGCAATGCCGGCCTACCGGGCGGATATGCGCGACCCGGGCAATGCCGGAGCGCTGCGGCGGGCGGCGGAGAGGCTGCTGGTGGCGGAGAATGGGCCGATGGCCGCGGGACAGGTGGTGCTGTTTCGGCTCGGCGGCATGGTCGACGCCAAGCATTGCGGGATCCTGGTGGGGCCGGAGCGGTTCATCCATGCCCAGGAACGGCTGGGCGTGGTCGAGGCGAATTTGACCGAAGCCTGGGTAAGGCGGGTGTCGGCGCGGTTTCGGTTTCCACCTCTCGCTTTGGGGGAGAGGTCGGCGCGTTAGCGCCGGGTGAGGGGGCCTTCCCCTCGCACCGCATCAAGAAAGGCCCCCTCACCCGACCCAAGAGGGTCGACCTCTCCCCCAAGGGAGAGGTGAAGAAAGGAAACACACATGGCCACTCTCGCGCTTTCCCTTGCCGGGCAATTTGTTGGCGGCTTCGTGGGCGGGCCGCTGGGTGCGACGGTCGGGCGGGCGCTTGGTGCGCTGGCCGGGAGCGCGGTTGATAGCATGTTGTTCGGGGAGCAGCGGGCACCGGCGGCCGGCGGTGATATCCGGCTGCAGGGATCGAGCGAGGGCGGCGCGGTGCCGCGGCTTTATGGCTGGAGCCGGCTATCGGGCAACATCATCTGGGCGCGGGAGCTGGAACTGCTGGCGGTAGAGAATGGCGGGGCCAAGGGCTTTGGGCAGGAGCCGGACCAGGATGTGGTCGGCGCCAGCTTCGCCGTGGCCTTCTGCGAGGGCGAGGTGCAGCGGCTGGGGCGCATCTGGGCGGATGGGCAATTGCTCGATACGACCGGACTGGCGCTGCGCTTTTATCGCGGCACCGAGGACCAGTTGCCGGACGGGCTGATCGAGGCCACGCAGGGTGTAGCGCCTGGATATCGCGGGCTGTGCTACCTGGTGGTCGAGCAATTGCCGCTCAATCGCTTCGGCAACCGCATTCCGCATCTGAGCGTGGAATTGTGCCGGGTGGTGGGCGACCTGGAGCCGAGTATTCGCGCGGTGACGGCAATCCCCGGCGCCACCGAATTCGGCTATGACCCCACCCCGCGGGTGCGCATTGTCGGGCCGGGGCAGACGGCGGGTGAGAATACCCACGTGTCGTCATCGGTGAGCGACTGGACGGCGTCGATCGACGAGCTGGTGGCGCTGTGCCCCAATCTCGAACATGTGGCACTTGTCGTGGCCTGGTTCGGCGATGACCTGCGCTGCGGGCATTGCGCCATCGGACCGCGGGTCGAGGCGGCGGAGCGGACCGTGCTGGGCGCCGAGTGGAGCGTCATGGGGCTCGGGCGCGGCGACGTGCCTGTCGTGTCGAGCCACGGCGGCGGGGCAGCCTATGGCGGCACGCCGTCGGATGCGGCGGTGCTGGCGGCGATTGCCGACCTCAAGGCGCGCGGGCTGGGGGTAACGCTCTATCCCATGGTGATGATGGATGTGGCCGGGGGCAATGGCCTGCCCGACCCGCATGGGGGCAGCGAGCAGGCGGCTTATCCGTGGCGCGGACGCATCACCTGCTATCCGGCACCGGGACAGCCGGGGTCGCCCGACCAGTCGGCGGCAGCGGCGGCGCAGGTGGCGACATTTGCCGCGGCCTATCGGCAGATGGCGCTGCATTATGCCGGGCTCGCGGTGGCGGCCGGGGGTGTCGATACGCTGCTCATCGGCTCGGAAATGGTCGGGCTGACGACTGTGCGCGGCGTGGGGAACAGCTTTCCGTTCGTGTCGGCGCTGGTGGCGCTGGCCGATGACGTGCGAGCGGTGGTGGGCGAGGGGACAAGGCTGACCTATGCCGCGGACTGGAGCGAATATTCGGGCTATCAGCCGGGGGGCGGCGAGAAATTCTTTCATCTCGATCCGCTCTGGGCCGCGGCCAATATCGACGCGGTGGGCATAGACAATTATATGCCGCTGGCCGATTGGCGGGACGGGCATGGACATGCGGACGCGGGTGCCTCGGCGGCAGGTTATGACCTCGACTATCTGATGGGCAATGTCGCCGGGGGCGAGGGGTTCGACTGGTTCTATGCCAGCGACGCCGACCGGCAGGCGCAGGTGCGGACGCCAATTACCGACGGCGCTTATGGCGAGCCCTGGGTGTGGCGCTTCAAGGACATCCGCAACTGGTGGAGCCAAGCCCATCATGACCGGCCGGGCGGCGTGCGCAATGGCAGTCCAACGGCCTGGATACCGGGTTCGAAGCCGGTGGTTTTCACTGAGCTGGGCTGTGGCGCGGTCGACAAGGGGGCGAACCAGCCCAATATCTTCGGCGATCCCAAGAGCGCCGAAAGCGGGCTTCCGTATTTTTCGGCGGGCACACCCGATCCGCTGATCCAGCGGCAGGTGTTGCGGGCGCACCGGGCCTGGTGGGGCGATCCGGCCAACAATCCGGCCGGCATGGTCGACATGGAGCGGATGTATCTGTGGACCTGGGATGCGCGGCCCTATCCGGCCTTTCCGGCGCTGAGTGATGTATGGGCCGACGGTCCCAACCATCGCAACGGGCACTGGCTGACCGGGCGGCTGGGCGGCATGGCCAGCGATGAACTCGCCAGTGCCATCGCCGCCGATCATGGCGTGGCCCTGAGCGCCGAAGCAGCTGCGCCGCTAGTGGGTGGGCTGGTGCTGGGCACGGCAACCACCGCACGCGAGGCGCTGGAGCCGCTGCTGGCGGCGACGGGGCTCAGCCTGCGCAGCGGCGCGGATGGGCTGCATCTCGGCGTGAGCCGCCATGCCCAGGCCGTGGTGCTCGATGCGGAGGAGTTGGCAGCGGGTGAGGGGGCGATTGTGGCGCGCCGGCGGGGCGACCCGGCCGAGACGCCGGGGCGGCTGGCGCTGACCTATCTCGACCGCGAACGGGATTACCTGATCGGCACGGTAACGGCGCTGAATGGCGGCAATGGGCCGCTGGCGGGCGAGACGAGTGCGATGACGCTCGATGCCTCGGCCGCGCGGCTGGCGGCGGAGCGGATGCTCGATGGCCGCAGCACGCAGCGCGAGGTGCTCGATTTCAGCCTGCCACCTTCGGCGCTGGCGCTGGAGCCGGGCGATGTCACCGAGATTGACGGGCTGGCCGAGGGGCCGTTCGAGATCGGCGAAATCCGCGACGGGCTGATGCGGAAAGTGACGGCGAGAACCCTGCCGGCGGATACGGCCGTCGCGACCGGTATCGACAGGCCGCTGGCCTCAGGGGGAGGGGCGCAGGTGCGGGCGCTGCCGGTGGTGACAGTGGCGCATCTGCCGCCGCTGCCGGGCGATGCGACGCGGTCCCGGCTGATGGCTGCCGCCTATGCGCAACCCTGGCCGGGCAGCGTGCAACTGGTGGACGACACGACCGGCGCCGTGGCTGCGACCCTGCCGCGGCGCGGGTTCCTGGGCGCGATGGCGACGCCATTGCTGCCGGGACCGGTGGCGATCTGGGACGAGGGCAATGTGGTGGAGGTGACGTTGCTGGCCGGGCACCTGGCCTCGGTCGAACCGCTGGCCGTGCTCTCGGGCAGCAACCGGCTGGCGATCGAGACCGATGGCGGTGGCTGGGAGGTGATCGGCTTTGCCGAGGCCGAGCTGGTCTCGTCCGGGCGCTATCGACTGCGCCGGTTGTTGCGCGGATTGGAGGGCACTCCGGTTGGGGCCGCTGCCATGGGCGCGCGCGTGATGGTGCCGGATTCGCGGGCGGTGACGCTGCCGGTGGAGCCGGGACTGCTGGGGGAGATGCGGGACTTCCGCATCTATGCCGGGGCGACCGATATCGAGGGCACAAGCCTTTCGGTCGAGGCCGGGCTGGGGCCGGCTTTGCCGCTGGCGCCGGTGCATCTGCGGGCGGAGCGGGACGGCAGCGGCGATATCGGCTTGCGCTGGGTGCGGCGCAGCCGGGCCGATGGCGATGGCTGGGGCGTGGCCGATGCGCCGATGGAGCATGTGCCCGAGCGCTATCGTGTGACGATCTTCGATGGCGCGGCGGCGGTGCGGGTGCTGGAAACCGGCCTGCCCTCGGCGGCCTATTCAAGCGCTGAGCAGGTAGCCGATTTCGGCGTGCTGCCGGCCGCATTCGATTTCACCGTGGCGCAATTGAGCGCGGTGCTAGGCCAAGGCCATGCCGCGCAGGGGGAATTTCATGGCTAG